ATGCCCCCGTGGATGGCGGCTGTCGCCGCGCTGATCGTGCAGATGCAGGGGACGCCGTACATCGCGGGCGGGAATTCGCCGGCGGGCACCGATTGCAGTGGTGTGGCGAGTTTCGTCGCGAACATCGCGGTCGGGCGTGACCCGTTCAGCGGCCGGTTCGACACCCGCAGTGAGGGTGCGGCGCTGCGTGAGCGCGGGTTCGTGGATGGCGACGAGCCGGGCCATCTGGTGATCGGCTGGAACACCTACCACACCGCGGTGACATTGCCGGATGGCACGAATGTGTCGTCGGGCGAGCGCGGCGGGTTGCGGGTCGGCGGCGGCGGCGCGCATCAAGCGCAGTTCACGCACCGCATGTACCTGCCGTAGCCCCTGTATTCGTGTGCGGTTAAACGCCGGTTCTTCCTGTCTTCTTACGGCGCAAGCGTGGGCCATGACCCGACTCCCGGTGAGTCCATTGCTGCCGCACACCATTCTTCCGCCGGCGAGGGGCCGGCGACCAATGCGACCCAGGAGGCCGCACCGATGGAAGCGAAACGACCGGCGAATCTAGCCAAAGCGGGCCGCGAATTGTGGAACGCGGTGATCGGCAAGTACGAATTCCGGCCTGATGAGCTGCGCATCCTGGAGGATGCGTGCCGTGAGGCCGATCTGATCGACGACATGGAGAAGGCGCAGCGCGGCGCGGATCGGATCGTCAAGGGCAGCATGGGGCAGCCGGTGATCAACCCGCTGATCTCGGAGCTGCGCCAGCACCGTGCCACCCTGGCGACCTTGTTGCGCGGGTTGAAGTTGCCCGACGAGGGCGCCGGCACCGGCGCGGACGGTTCGCAGCAGCGCCAGGCGGCGCAGGCCCGTTGGGCTAAGCGCGCCTGATGGCGACCGCGCGGGGCGCCGTCTCGCGCTCCCACGGCGACTACCGGCACATCGTCGACTACTACCGCGAGACGCTGCCGAACGTCGCGCCGCCGGCGTGGCTGACCGGCCAATCGCGGTGGCGGCCGATCACTCTCGGCCCGACGTGGGACTGGACCCCAGAGCGTGGCTGGCGGCTGCCTGAGCACTCCATGGGTTGGGAAGTGCTCGGCTGGTGCGGGTTGTGGCTGAGGGACATGAAGGGTCAGCCGTGGGAATTCACCCCCGAGCAGGCCCGGTTCCTGCTCTGGTACCACGGGATCGACGGCGGGGGCCGGCTGCTGCACCGCACCGCGGTGTTCCAACGCCTGAAAGGGCACGGCAAAGACCCGCTGGCGTGCGCCGAATCGTGCGCCCACGCTTTCGGCCCGGTCGTGTTCGACCATTGGGAGAACGGCGAACCGGTCGGGCATGAAAACGAGGCCGCGTGGGTGCAAATCACCGCGGTTTCCAAGGAACAGACGGCGAATACGCTGAAATTGTTCCCGGTGATGGTTTCCCAAGAGGCGCGCACGCATTACGGGATTCAGATCGGCCGCGAAAATGTGTGGGGACTGCGGGACACCCGGCAGATTCAGGCCACGAGCAGCAACTATCTGTCGCTCGAAGGTAACCGGGTGACTGAGGCGATCCGCAATGAGCCGCAAAACTGGAATTCCTCGAACCAGGGCCATGATTTAGCGGGAACTATTGACGGTAATTCTACTAAAGCCGTCGGTGGTTTGGGAAGAATTCTGGATATTGAAAACGCTTTCCGGCCGGGTGAGGATTCGGTCGCGGAACGTCTGCGGGAGGCGTGGGAGAACACCCAGGCCACCGAGCACCGAGACCCGCGGGCGCGTGCGTTTCGGATGCTGTACGACAGCTTGGAGGCCCCCCCGGACGCGCCGCTGACCGCGGAGGCAGCGCCGGAAGTGCTTGAGGCGGTCCGCGGGGACAGCACGTGGCTAGACATTCCGTCGATCGTCGATTCGATCGTCAACGGCGCCAACACGCCGAGCGAGTCGCGGCGCAAGTGGTACAACCAGATCGTTTCGACCGCCGACGCGTGGTTGTCGCCGCAGGAATGGGATCGCTGCTACCGCGACGAACACCCGGTGGCCGGCGACCAGATCGTGGTGTTCTTCGACGGCTCCAAGAGCGATGACCACACCGCCGCCGTGGGCGTCCGAGTGAGCGACGGGTTGTCGTTCCCGATCGGCATTTGGGTGCCCGAGAAGGTGCGGCTCAAAGGCGGCCGCGAGACGACGCTCCCCGTCGACCGTGCCGCCGTCGACCACGAGATCCGGCAATCGCTCGCCACCTACGACGTGATCGGCCTGTGGGCCGATCCGTCGGACGCCCGCGACGACGACACCGGCGAACGCTACTGGGAGCCCTACCTGGACGGGTGGGCGCGCGACTACCGGCGCCAGTTGAACCGGCTGCCGGCGGTCAAGACCGGAATCGCCCAGCATTTGGTGATCTGGGACATGCGTAACCCGGTGAACCTGAAGCGGTTCACTGAGGCGTGCGAGCGGGCGGCGTCCGACGTCATCGACCAGTTGGTGTTCCACAACTGCCCGCAGCCCAACAAGACCGGCCGCGGGGTGCTGATGCGCCAGCACGTCCTCAACGCGCGCCGGCGGCCGAACAAGTTCGGCATCAGCATCGGCAAAGAGCACCGCGAGTCACGCAAAAAGATCGACGCCGCAGTGTGTTTCGTCGGCGCCCGGATGATGTGGCACCACTACAACCAGCTCACCCCGAAGGGACGCGTGCCGGGAACGGGGCGGGTGATTACACCGTGAGAGGGGGCGGTTAGCGGATGACTGCGCCTATGGCGACCGGCATTGCCGCGCCCTCGATCCTGCAGCCGATCGCACCCGATGTCTACGGCGTGCTGTTCGCCCCCAACACCGGGGCGCGGACCCTCGACCTGTCCGATCAGGAAAAGCTGATCATGACCCAGCTCGCCGGGCGGCTCATGGACGGCCGGTATCAGTACGACCTGCGGCTGTCGAACCTCTACTACCTGGGGCAGAACATCGTTCCGTCCCTGGGTATTTCGGTGCCGCCCGAGCTGGAAATGCTGCGCGCGATCCTGGGGTGGTGCGCCGGCGGGATCGACGCCCGATCAGAACGCCTGAACGTGCAAGGCTTTCGGATGGCCAACCAAACCACCGTCGATGACACGCTGCACGAGGTGTGGGAAGCCAACCGGTTCGAGGCCGAATCGAAACTGGTGCACGACGACGCGATGATCACCGGCCGATCGTTCGTCATCGTCGGGCCCGGCGACGACGGCACACCGCTGCTCACCCCGGAGTCGTCGACCAACATGATCGGGTCGTGGGACGTGCGGAACCGCTGCTTGTCAGCCGCGTACCAATCGTATCTGGACGTCGACCCGGCGTCGGAAACCTACCTGCAGCAGCTCGCCACCCTCTACACCCGCAACGCGACGATCCAGCTGGTCAACCAGCCTGGCAAGGGCTGGCTGACGCAGGACCGCAACGACCACAACATGGGTGTCGTCCCGGTGGTGATGTTCGCCCCCTGGCCGGCCATCCACAACCGGCTGGGTAACTCGCTGATGACCGCGGCGTGGCGTAACACCCAGGACCGGGCGTGTCGGACGCTGCAGCGCGCCGAGATCACCGGCGAGTTCTTCGCCGCACCGAAAACGTGGCTGCTGGGCGCGACCGAGCAGGCGTTCCAAGGGCCGGACGGCTCCCCTAAGTCGGCGTGGGAGACGTTCATCGGCCGGATCAGCGCGCTGGAAGCTGACCCGAACGGCAACCTACCGCAGGTGACAACGACACCGGGATCGAACCCGGACGGCATGATCTCCACACTGGATCACCTGACGCGGCTGATGGCCGGCCATACCGGGCTGCCGCCGCAGTATCTCGGCATCTTCAACGACGGCAACCCGTCGAGCGCTGACGCGATCCGCATGAGCGATTTCCGGCTCAAAACGATCTGCGACCGGCTGACCGTGGTGTTCGGGCATTCCTGGGAACAGGTGATGCGCCTGGCGATGATGGTCGACGGCAACAAAACTGCCGACCAGTTGCCGCCCGATACGTCCCTGATGGAAACCGATTGGGATTACACGGGTATCGCGACACCGAACGCGGACGCGGTCACCGTCACCACGCAGATCGCCGCTGAAATGATCGCGCCCACCTCCGACGATGCGCTTGCTTACTGCGGCTGGTCGCCGGTGCAGCGCGCGCGCATCCAAGCCGACTTGAAGAAATGGCAAGGGCTGCAGACGATCCACCAGGCGATCGGGGGCCTACAGCGGCCCGGCACCGGTCAGCAGGCCGGGCAGCCGATGGACGGCAGCCAGCCGCAGGCAGTGAACTCGATGCAGGTTTCGGCCGAAAGTCAGCTCGGCCGGGTCGGCGGCGCTAGCGGTTTCGGTGACATCGCCGGCTAACGACCAGCAGGCCATCCGGCAGCGCGACATCAACGCCGGCATCATCACCCTGGCGCTGCAGGATTTGGCTGGCGTGTGGCCGCAGATCGACTGGGCACACCCCGACGCCGCCCCGGCGGTCAAACAGTTGTACGGGGCGATCATCACCCGCTACGGCCAATCCGCGGCGTCGGTGGCGTCGCTGATGTACGACGAGATCCGCGACAGCGCCGACCTGTCCCAGTCCTACATCTCGGTGGTGGCCGACCCCGTGCCGCAAGCCCAGATCGACCGGATCGTCGATTCGGCGTTCCTGGGCAACCCGACTTCGTCGGCGCCCCAGGCGCCCGAGCGCGGCACTAGCACTGCCGCAAGCCCCAGGGGTGCGTCTGCGGTCAACAACGCACAACCAGCCGCCGCCGCGGGTGACGAGCTTGAACAGACCCATCCCGACGACGATGTCACCACGAGCGACCTTCCGCTCGAGCAGCGTGTGCCGACGCGGTTGGAGGGGACCGCGACACGGCTGGTGCAGCAACCCGGCCGCGACACCATCGCCGAGAACGTCGAACGTGACCCGGTCAAGCCACGCTGGATTCGGGTGCCGACGGGGCCAGACCCGTGCGCGTTCTGCGTGATGATGGCCTCGCGTGACCTCAACGAGACATTCACCGGCTACAGCAGCTCTAAAGCGGCGGGCATCGACGGCAGCTCGGTGTTCAACAGCTACCACAACCACTGCATGTGCGTGGCCGTGCCGGTGTTCCCGGGCCAGGACTTCGTTGACCTGAGCCCGAACCAGCCCCAGTACCTCGACATGTACTACAAAGCGGCCGCGAACGCCGGCACGCACAGCGACCCGAAAAAGATTCTCGCCGCGATGCGGCAGCTGTACGGGCTGAAATAGGGCCCACACCACCAGTTTTCAGCCGTCCAAGGGGGCGGCTTTTTTGAATGCCCAGGAGGCGAATACCGTGACCGCTCCCCAGACCCCGACCCCGCTCGTGATGCCCGGCGCGCAGGCCGGTATTCAGGCCGTGCAGGCGCAAGCCGTCCCTGTGGTGCAGGCTCAGGGCGGTGTTGTGCCGCCCCCGGCCGGGCAGCCGCAGGCCCCGCAGCCGATGCAGCCGACCCCCGACGCCCCGCAGGCACCCCCGCCGGTGGCGCCGCAGCCGGCGCAGCCGACCCAGCAGCAGCCCGCGCAGCAGCCGCCGTGGGGCGATGCCACCAACTTCGACCCCGACCGCGCATGGCGTCTGATCGAAAACCTGCGCGACGAACTCAAGACGTACAAAGAGCGCACCGACCCGATCGTCGCCGAGCATGAGACCCAACGCCGGGCCGCGCTCGACGAAAGCGCGAGACTCAAAGAGGATTTGAGCAGCGCCAACACCCAGCTTGATGCGTGGCGTTCAAACGCCGTGCGCGCCACCGCCGAGTCGATGGCCGCCAGCCGGTTCATCGACGCTGACGCCGCGCTGGCCCTGGTGGGCGATCTCGACCAGTTCGCCGCGCAGGGCCGCGTCGACACCGACAAGCTCACCTCGGCTTTCGACCAGCTCGCGACGTCGAAGCCTCACCTCGTGGCCCAGCAGCAGCAGTCGCAGGGCTTCACCGTAAATCGTGGACAAGGGGCGTCAGGTACGTCCGTCTCAGCAGCACAAGTCGCCAATTCCCGGGCCAGTCAAGGGGACTGGAAGGGATCGCTGGCGGCGAAGGTGCAAATGCTATCCGAACTACCGCGCCAATAGCGCGAAACCGCTTGAAAGGAGCCCGAAGTGACGGGTTACACACCAGGCAACTACCCGACCGTGACCGGTCAGGGTACGAGCTTCAACTTGCCCAACTTCACGGGCGAGCTGTTCAACATCGCACCCCGCGACACCCCCCTGCTGACCATGATGGGCGGCTTGGGTGCCGGGATGACCACGATGTCACGTCAGTACGAGTGGCAGGGCGAGGGCTTGGAGACCTCCAGCGCGAACAAGGTTGCGCTGGAAGGTGCGCCGGCGCCCGACCCCACCGAGGTCGCCCGGTTCAACTACACCAACACCACCGAGATTCACCAAGAGTCGGTGTCGGTGAGCTACACCAAGCTGGCGGCGACCGGCCAGTTGAACGGTCTGGCGATCGCCGACGCGTCCAACCCGGTCACCAACGAGCTTCAGCACCAGTTGACGTTGAAGCTGATGAAGATCGCCATCGACATCGAGGAATCGTTCACCAGCGGCGTGTACGCGCTGCCGGCCAACAACTCCACACCGCGGCAGACCTGCGGTCTGATCAACGCGATCCAGACCAACGTGTTCGCCAACGGTGGCACAGCGCGGGCGATTTCGAAGTCGATCATCGACCAGGCGCTGGCCAACATGTACCTCAACGGTGCGCCGCTGCCGCAGGAAACCACGTTGTTCCTGTGCCACCCGCATCAGCGGATCGCGCTGTCCAACGTGTACGGCACGCCGCCGCTGAACCAGGTGACGTTCACCCGCAACATCGGTGGTTACAGCGTCGACACGCTGGTCACCGACTTCGGGACGTTCGGGGTGGCGACATCCCGGTACATGCCGCAGGGCCAAATGCTGATCACCGACGTGTCGCAGTTGCACCCGGTGTTCCTCGACGTGCCCGGCAAGGGGCACCTGTTCGCCGAGCCGCTGGCAAAGACCGGCTCGTTCGAGCAGTGGCAAATCTACGGCGAGGTCGGCCTGATGTACGGGCCGGAAACCTGGCACGGACTGATCGGCGACCTGTCCTGATCTGGATTGAAAGGTACTGGTAATGGCTGTTTTTGAGGCACCCAAGGGTTATCACTTCTCCGAAGACGGGTTGACGCCCTGGGCGCATTTCAAGCGGGAACCCGGCCCGCAGCCCGGAACCTATGTGTTCCGGTTCGAGACGAGCGACCCCAAGGTGATCGAACGTCTCACCGGTGTCGCCGGGGTGACCCGCGTGGACACCCCCGCGGCCGCCCCGGACGCCAAGGGACAGCCGAAGGAATAGGCCCATGCCAGATGCAGCCACATACGCCGACGCCGAAGATTTGGCGGCGTATTGGCGCCCGCTGACGGACGCCGAGCAGACACGTGCAGACGTTCTGCTCGGCGCCGCAGCTGACCTGATCAACGAGCAGCGCGGAAGCGACACGTTCGTTGACACCGCGAAGCGTTGGGTGTCGCTGGACATGGTCAAGCGGGCCATGATCTCGGCTGCCGACGGTGTCAAGCAACTCGACCAGGCGATGGCCGGCATGACGGCCAATCAGCAGTTCGTCAACCCGACGGGCGCGCTGTATCTGCTGCCGTCGGAGATTCAGCGGTTGAACGGCTGGCCGACGCAAACCATCTTCTCGGTGCAGCTCAAAAGCAACAGCCGGGTTCCGTTGGAGCCGTGGAACTACCAGCAGAGCTCGCAGTTCACGTTCCCGACGTTGCCTGACCCGTTCCCCTACCCGTACTACCCCTACCCCTACTACCCGTACTACTCGTAATGGGTTTGCTCAATCCGGCTTTCGCCGAGACGGTGACCCGGCAGCGCCCGGTGTACGACAACCGCGGCAACATCGTGGACTGGGACCTGCTGACGGTGTCAGCCGTGGTGGAGATCGACCCGGCCGCGCGCAAGCCCGGCACATCAGAAGGCAAGGAAGACAGGTTCTTTCAAGACGCCGACCTGTACGTGCCCCGCGGCAGCGACATCGCACCCGGTGACCACATTCCCTACCACGGCCAGACCTACATCGTCGCGGGCCGGCCGCGGGGCGATCAGGTGAACGCGTTCACCGGTGACGACTTCGGGTGGATGGTGTTTCGGATGCAGGGCGCGGGCTGATGGAAATCGAGCTCAACAACACGTTCCTCGGCGAATTCCTGCTCAGCAATGACTGCCGCGAAATGGTGGGCAGCATCGCCAACAACGCCGAAATGCTGTACCAGGCGCAGGTCGCCAAACGCACCGGGCGCACCGCGGCCTCAGCGCACGCGCACACCGAAATCGGTGGCGTCGAAAACGACCGCTGGATCGGGGTCATGTCGGTGGGCGAGCACGGCGCCCGCGGCGCCCCCGGCGACGTCGCCGCCCACGAATACGGCGCCGGGGACCACCCGGGATCGACCGGGCGTCACCACAACCGGGCCGCTGACGACATGAACCGTGTGCTTGAGGAACTTGAGGGTCTGTGACCATCCCCGCGCAGTCGTCGCTGATCACCTACCCGTCGTGGTGGAAGGGCGGCTACCCCGACATCGAAGTCGTGCTGGACACCCTGTTCGAGTCCCCGCAAGTCGGGCTCGGCGGTGTGCAGGTGGTGAACTGGCTGCCCCCGGCCAACACCTACGAGTCGGTGCTCAGCTCGGGCCAAGGGTATCTGCGGACCTACCGCACCGGCGGCAAGATCAACTACGACCAGAAACGGGACGAGCCGCGCGCCCAGATCGCCGCGCTGACCCGCTCGCGGGACGCCTCCTGGGAGCTGATCGAGTTTGTTCGCCAAATCCTCGACGCATTCCAAAAGGGCGGTGTCGTGCCCGGCACGACCACCAGCATCGAACTGGCCGGCGAAGTCGTTGGCCCGCAACTGATTCCCGAACTCATTCAGGACGACAGGCTCGTTCCGGTCACGTTCGAGTTCCACGTACCCAAGCCCAAGGGACTGCCGAACTATCGGCTGCAGCTTGGCATCTGAGATCGAAAGGCCACACCAATGACATTGACAATGACCAGCATCCAGAACGGGCAGTCCGATCTGGAACTCGCCGGCCGGGAAACCGCGGTGCTCATGGTGCCGTTCACCGGCAGCTCGCCACTGACCAACCTGGAGGCCAGCGGCGGCGGCCTGGACCCCGCCCTGTTCACCAACCTGATCAGCGTCGGGAACTACACCAAGAAGGACGGCGTCAAGCTGTCCAACAACCCCACCATCAACGACATCAAGTCGTCCGGTAAGGGGTCGCCGACCCGGCAGATCGCGTCGGAGTCCGCCAAGGGCATTTCGTTCGTGCCGCAGGAACTGAAGGCGATCAACGTCCAGAACTACTGGGGTATCCCGGCGTCGGCGTTCAACGCGCCGTCGGCCAACGGCGGCATCACCGTCGGTATCCCCGACCTGCCCGCCAACCTGTTGTGGCGCGTCGTGCTGCTCGGCTACGACGACTACAACGGCGAGGACGTGTGGATCTACTGGATCGCCAACAAGGTCAGCGTCGGCAAGCGCACCGACCAGTCGATAGTCGACTCCAACGTGCTCGAGCACGGCGTCGACCTGACGTTCCTGGTGGACAACGCGGTCGGTCTGCCCGTCATCTTCGGTGTCTGCGGCCAGGGCTGGCAGACACTCAACGGTGTCAACGACAGCGGGTTCGGTGCGGCGGTCAGCGGCATCACCCTCAACGCGGCGACCGCGGCGCTCACCGTGGCCGCCGGCGCGGGCCACACCAAGCAGTTGCAGGTGTTGGACTCCAACGGCATCGACGTCACCGACCAGGCGACCTACACCACGTCGGCGTCCGGTATCGCGACGGTGTCGACGTTGGGTCTGATCACCGCTGTCGCCGCAGGTTCGGCGACCATCACGGCGGCCTTCGACGGTTTCACCGCAACCTGCGCTGTCACCGCTTCGTAAATCCGAAGATGTGCCCCGCCCACCGGGTCCCGAACATGGCCTTCGGTGGGCGGGGCGCCCTACCCATGTTGAGAGGGTCACATGGCACGCACCAAGAATTTCGGTCAGCTCTCAGGCAGGCTGCTTGAACTGTCCGTCAAAACCCTTGTCCCGGACCCGTATCCGGTCACCGACAAGATCAGCGTCGAGGCGCCCACCAAGCGGCGTGCAGAGACGATGCGCGACACGCACGCCGAAATGCTGGTGTATCAAGCGCTGCTGAACGACGCGGTCAAACGCGCCGGCGAACCCAGGCCGCAGCCCCCCACCGCAGAGCCCGGCCAGGAACCCACCGGAGAGGAAGTCGACGAGCACAATCGGCTCGTCGCAGAGTGGGAAACCGCTGTCGCCGACTGGGAATCGCGGGCGGCGGCCAACAACACCGAGATGGCGGCGCTGAGCACCAAGGTCCGCGAAGTCACCGACGCCTACAACCGGGCGTTCTTCGGCGACGCGCACGACGACGTGATGGCGTTCTTCGCTGATCAGCCCCAAGCGTTATGGGACGCGTTCATCGAAGACATCCAAGACCACTTCCTGCCGCACCCGCCGACCGACGACGACGAAGGCGAGGCCGCGGGCGAGGGAAAACCGCGGTCGTCCTCGACCTGATCGAACACTACTGGGATCAGATCGAGGGCGATTTCGCCCAATACCTACACGGCGCCGACGCCCGCGATTGGCTGCGCGGGCGCCGGCCGTGGGATCAGTTCTACAACTACGCGATGACGGTGGCCAAGATCGAGGGCAGCCAGTTATGGGCGGCCCAGCTCGACGACGACCGCTACCTGCCCGAAGTCGAAAAGCAGATGGCCCAGCGCCGCGGCGAGGATCGGCCACCGCTGCACGGCTACTCACGGGTCGCCGCCGGCCTGGACACCGTCGCCAACCAAATCATGCTGCTACGCGCGGAAATGGGCCGCTGGCAAGGTGTCCCGCTGATCAAAGGGCCCGTGTTCCCGGCCGAGAAAATCCGCCAACGCAAGGCCGCTAGAGACATGTCGAAGATCAACAGTTTCCTCGATTTCGCACACAGCTTAGGTGAGGGGGTGGCGTCATGACCGAGTACAACGCTGGCGATGCCAGGCTCCGCATCGTTCCTGACGCCCGGAACTTCAAACGTGACCTGCAAGCCGAATTGAAGGGCGTCGACCAGGATTTCGCGGTCAAGGTCATGGCCGAGGTGGCGCGCGCTCGTGAGGAACTCGACAAGTTCCGGGCCGAGCAAGAGGCCAACCCGGTCAAGCTGCGCACCACCACCAGCGGCAGCGGCATCAGCAGCGCGGAGCGCTCCCGGGCGTCGAATGATATTGAGCAGTTCGGCAACGAGCTGGGCGAGAAGTTCTCCAAGGCGTTCGAGGTCAAGATCGCCACGGTCGGGCTCAGCGCGGCGCCGTTGCTGGCCACCGGTCTGGTCGAATTGGCCGGGGCGTTTGAGCAGCTCGGTGACGCCGCGCTCGCGATCCCCGGCATCCTGGCCGGTGCTGGTTCGGCGATCGCCACGTTCGGTGTCGGCGTGCACGGCGTGGTGTCGGCGTTCAAGGATCTCGACAAGGAACAGACCGACACTCTGGTCAACGGGGCGCAGCACGCGCAGGAGGCGGTGCAGGCGCAGAACGCGTTGCGTAACGCGGTGGTCGACGAATATCAGGCCGAACGTGACCGGGCCACCGCGTGGCGTGAGGCCCGCCAAGAGCTCCAAGACCTCAACCTTGAGCTGCGCGGCGGCCAAATCAGCGAAGCGCAAGCGATTTTGGATGCGCAGAAGGCGCGCCGGGACCTGATCACCGGCCGCTACCGCGACGGCCTGGACCTTCAGGAAGCGCAGCTGCGGGTGGTGGAGGCCGATCAGCGTGTCGCCGAAGCCCACCAGCACAACATCGATCTGCAAGGCCGGGCGGCGGACGCCCAAGCCAAAGGTGTCGCCTCCTCGGATCGTGTGGTGGCGGCCAACCAGCGGGCGGTGCGCGCGCACGAGGCGGTGCAGCAGGCGCAGTTCCGAGTTAACCAGCTCACCCAGTTCGGCACCGAGTTGCACCGCCAAGCAGAGTACGAGCTGTCGAAGCTGGCGCCGAACGCACAACAGTTTGTGCGGACCATCTTCGCGATGAAAGGCGAGTTCCGCGACTTCGAGAACAGCGTTCAACAGAACCTGTTCGCCGGCATGTCGGATCAGATCAAAACCCTTGTCGCGCGTGATCTGCCGACGCTGCGCACCGGAATGGGAAGCGTTGCCACCAGCCTCAACCATGACTTCGCGGCGCTGTTCGGGTCGCTTGGCTCCGACTCCACCAAGGGCATTCTGGACCGGGTCCTCGGCGACACCGCCGGCGCGCAGGAACGCCTCAAAGCGGCGATCGACCCGCTGGTGCACGCGGTCGGCACCCTGTCGGCGGCCAGCAGCGACAGCCTCCCGCGCCTGGCGGACGCGACAGGCAAGGTCGCTGACCGGTTCGACCACTTCATCAGCGCGGCCGATCAGGACGGGCGCCTTGAGAAGTGGATCGACCAGGGGTTGACCGGGTTCACCCATCTGGGCGACATCATCCTCAACGTCGGCAAGTCGATCCACGGGTTGACAACTGCGCTGGGCGGCCAAGGGTTGCTGGCGATCCTGGACGAGAACACGAAAAAGCTTGCCGAGTGGCTGAATTCGGTGCACGGGCAGAACGTGTTGGCGCAGTTCTTCCACGAAGCGCGCAGCGAACTCGCTGACATTCGGCCGCTGTTGGAGGAGTTGCCGGCGATCTTCCAAGGCGTTTGGGGTGCGGCGAAAGACGCCACCCAGGTGTATCTGCCGATACTGCGGGGGGTCAACTGGCTGCTCAGGGACAACCCCGATCTGGTCAAGGCGATCGCCACGGCGTATCTGACGTGGAAGACGATCAGCCCGATTGTCGACGGTATCAAGGTGGCGCTCGGCGGTGTCTCGGACGGTTTGACCGCGCTGGGGACCGGGTTCTACGGGACTCGGCAAAAAGCCAAAGACGCTGCCGCGGATGTCGATAAGGCGTTCACGAAAGCTGGGCGGCCCAACTCCGGTATCGGGAAGCTGGCCGGGATGATGGCGTCGTTCGGCAGCGCCGCCGGGCCGTTCGGCCTGTTGGCGGCTGGGATCGTGTCGATAGCCATCCCGGCGCTCGAACAGCTCATCGCCAAGCACCAGGACGCCGCGAACGCGGCCAAGGCGCTCGACGCGCAGGAACGGGCGCTGCTCGGCACGCTGGACGCAGTCACCAACATCGCCGGGCTGCAGACCCGTAAGAAGATCGCCGACGATTTCACGAACTACAAGTCCGACACCGGGCTTTCAGGCAACGTGCTGTCGGCGGCGGCCGCGCTGGGCTTGGGCGGCGCGAGCGGTCAGGACTTGGTCACCGCGGCGCTCCCGGGCGGCGGCCAGCAATACGACCAGATCATGGGGCATCTGCGTGATCTGGTGCGCCCGCAGGTGCGCGACTTCATCCACAACCAGGGCATCGATATGGGTCGCGCGCACCTGAGCGAAGACGACCTCATCGACGCGTGGTTGGGGGTGCCGGCCGCGCTGGACAAGGTGCGCAACGCCCGCCAGTTCGGCGTGAACGCTATCGACCTGGGCGTCCTGAAGGATCAGGTCCAGCGCGGGGGCGGTGCCGGTCTTGAGGCTTCCCTGGTCGGTCAGGCGTTGAACTTCAACCGCTCCGGCTCCGGCGGTGCGGTATCGCAGGCCCAGCAGTCCCAAGCCGCGACGGTGCCGCAGCCTCACCTGAAACCTGAATTCGCGCAACAATTCCCGAACGCGGTCGTCAATTCCGACGGGAACAACGTCACCATCCTCACCACGCAGGCGCCCACCCCGCAGCAGTTAGACGAAGCGAAACGCGACGGCACCACCATCGTTCAAGGTGTCCCGCCCAACCAGGACAAGTGGACATGGCGGCTGTCGGCGGACGACGCCCGTAAATACACCTACGACAAGGGCGGCCCAACCCCCGGGGGGCCTGGCCCGCTGCCCGGCGGCGGCTATCCGGCGGTCATTCACCCCGACGAATTCATGATCAGCGCCCGCGGCCGCGCCAAGGTTCCCGACTCGTTCCTGCACGCCCTGAACCTGGGCCTGGTCGACCCGACGATGCTGCCCCACTTCAATGACGGCGGCCAGGGCGACCCGTGGAACGCGCCAGACGCGACACCCGGACCGCGCGGCGACCTCGGCCCAACCCCAGCGCCATCAGGCGGCGGTCTCATGCCGGCGATGGGTGCTGCGCTGCAAGGCGTTCAAGGGCCGATCAACAACGGCATCAGCCTTTTCAGCCAGCTTATGCCTAGCGGGCAGCCCGGGGCCGGGGGCGGTCTGATGCCGGCACTCGGCGGCTTGGGCGCCTTCATTCCGGCGCTCGCCGGCGGCATGGGCATCGGCGGCATGGGTGCCGGCGGCATGGGCGCCGGCCTGTGGGGTTTGATGGGCGCCGCGGGCAGCCAAAACCCCGGGCTCGCAATGCAGGCGTGGGGCCAGCAGACGATGAGCTACCTGGCCAACTGGGGGGGCAACACGCTGGGCCAGTTGGGTCAGATCTTCCTGGGCGGCGTGCTGGGCGGACTCGGTCTGGACAAGTCGATCCTGTCGCCGTCCAACGTCTACAACACCGCTGCCACGCAGGCGGGCGGCGGCATGTTCAGCCGGCTATTCGGACTGATGGCGCCCTACGGCGGCGTGAATCCGGCCGTGGCGCAGTTCATGCAGACGGGCGCACTGCCGGGCAGCCAGTTGGTCCCGGCGGCGCTGGCGCAGCCCGGAATGCCATCGATACCGGGGCTGCCGTCGCTGCCGCTGGGGGCTAACGGTGCGGCCGCGCCGGGCGGTGAGGTGATCACCGAAAACCCGGCGTCACGCGCCGCGCAGTTGTTCGCTGGACGCCAACCAGGGGATGTCACGCCAGAATTGTTGCAGAAGTCGGGTTTTCAGCCGCTCTACAACTGGGGGCCCGGAGCCACACCCGCGGGCAACGTGCCCGAGTGGGTGAAGAATCTGGCCGGCCAGTTCGGGCTTGTCGCGTCGACCTACAACGAGGACGACACCCTGCATCACGGCGGATTCGCCTGGGATTTCAACGATCCCGCTGCGCCGAAGGGCGCGAACTCAGCCAAGCTTGACGCGTTCGCAACGTTCATTCAGCAGCATCTCGGCGACCAGACGCTGCAGCTCATTCATGCCGATCCCGCCAGTGGTCAGAAGTGGGGAATAGCGGCAGGACAAGGTGTCGGGCCGGGCACAGCGTCACCGAATTACTATCACAAAGACTGGGCCGATCACTACAACCACGTCCACTGGGCCACCGACGCTCCGGTCATCATCGCCCCGGCAGGGCAGGTAGTGCCGCTTCCGCCGGCCGCGAACCTCAGCGACGCCCCTACGCCGGGGGCGTCGGCGCCGACGCAGGCGAGTCCGAGTGGGTGGCATGCGAACTGGGATGCGATCGCTCAAGGGGAATCGTCGGGGAACTGGGCCGATAACACCGGTAACGGTTATTTCGGTGGGCTGCAGTTCAAGCAGTCGTCGTGGGAGGCGGCCGGTGGTCTGGCGTTCGCGCCGCGCGCCGATCTGGCGACGCGCGATCAGCAGATCCAGGTCGCCGAGAAGCTGCTGGCGATGCAGGGCCCCGGGGCGTGGCCGCACACGTTCGTGCCGGCCAAGCTCTACGACAACGGCATCCTTGGCGGCGCGCTGGCGCCTGGTCTGACTTTGGTGAACAACCAGACGGGCGCCAATGAGCACGCTGCGGTGCTCACCGCGAATCAGATGCAGGCCATGCAGACGGTGGCGCAGCATCTTGCGGCCAATCCCACTCCTGGGGGCCCTCAGGTGCCCGATGCGCAGCAACTGCGTCCGCCGCCGCCCCCGAAATCTGTTGCCCCTCAGGGGCCGCAGAGCGCGGTGGCGAACCAGCCCGTCACACCGGCGCTGGCGCCGGTTGTGCCGAACCTGTCCGCGGGTGCTGGGCCGACCCCTGCGGGCACGGCTCCTGGTTCGGGTAAGCCGTGGGACCACAACCTGGCGGCGATCGACACCGGCATCAGTTCGGCGGCCTCGGCGATCGGCCAAGCCGCCGCTACCGCTATCGGGATCGCCGCCAGCGCGGCGGGCAGCTCAGGTTTCGCGCCCGGCGCCGGCGCTGTCGGTGCGATCGGGCCGTATGTGGCGGGGCTGATCCAGGAGGGCGGCAAGGTCGCTTCCGACGCCGTCAACGTCGGGTCATCGTTCCTGGTGGGCAACGTCACCGGCGGCACCACGAACAACCCGTACGGCCAGACCTATCACCCCCCGCAAACCGCGCCGCAGGCCCCGCAGGTGCATCAAACCAACTACACCGGCGACTGGACGGTGGCCGACCCGTGGGAGATGCGCCGCCAACTCGACTTGCACGACGCGCAGCAGCAGCAGTCCTTCGGCGCGAACCACTCCTACTGGTGATGACGTGAGTGTCTATCGACACCCGCTGATGCGGCAGGCCGACGCGATCGACATCATCGGCGTCAACGGCGATATCTGCCGAATCCAAGGCCCGGATATCGACGCCTCGACGTGGGGCCCGGAGCTGGCGCCCCGCTCGACGGGGCTGTTTGATTTGGCGTTCAAGTCGAACTGGACGAAAGGCTCGTTCGGGTCGGTGTTTCAGTCGTGGTCGCCAGCTCGACGCGACATCGTGTTCACCGTCCACATTCTGAACCCGGCCACCGGCGACGACCTAGAAAACGACCCCGATCTGTGGCACAGCATCTATTCCCGCTGGAAAGCGTTGTGGTCGATCGAGCAAGAGACCACGATCGCCTACACGTCGGTGGACGGCACCCGCACGCTCGGGGTGCGGCTGCTGCAGGCCACGAAATCGTTTGGGACGCAGCAGTTCGAGGGCATCGACCCGCATGTGCTGCTGTACGGCAGCGTGCAGATGACGGTCGCTGCCGAGATCCCGTTCTACGTCGGCAACACCGACGTCTACACGTGGGAAGGGACCGGTACCAGCAGCTGGTTCACGCTGCCCTACTACAACCCGGCCACCTTCATGTCCTGGCCCGAATGGGTGCTGTCCGATCAGGCCCAGTGGGTGGTTCCCGACTATTCGTTCGGGTGGGAGGAATACGGCCGCGGGCAAGCTGATCTCGGCAAAACGGTGGCCTCCCCGCTGCTGCTGTCAGGGGAGATCATTCATTGGACATCGCGGCCCGATTTGGAGCCGATCATCGCCGCCAACGGCGCCCCGGTGGGCAACCGGATGGCCGGGCGGGCGCTGGAATACCCGATCCAGCCCGGCGCTGGTGACCCCAACTCCGGGTGCACCGTGCGCGTGTCCAATGTGACCAACCCTGCCGGCGCGCGCTGCGAGCTGCACCTGCCGCGCTGGTATCTCGAGCCGTTCTCAACGCCGCTGGTGGTTTAGGTGAGCACCACATTCGCCAACGCGGCCGCCGGAACCACGCTGGATCAAGCGTTCACGCAAGCCAAAACCAGCATCGGAGCCACGCGTGCTCAGCGGCGCGCCATCAAGCAGGCCAAGCCTGTCATCAGCATCTACAAAAACAACCCCGACGGCACCGCGGGCGCGATCTTCGTCGGCCGGTTCAATGTGCGGGAGCTGCCGCGCTACGAGTTCCCGATGCGCAAAAACGTTTCCTCGCAAGGGTTCCTGTCGGTACGCGCCAGTAACTGGTTAGCGAAATTCCTGGGCAGCATCCCCAACAACCCAGCGGAATGCAAAAACATTCTGGTGCGCGTCGACATGTATGGCGGCCAGTGGCGCTGGACCGGGCTGGGGCATCACTGGACCGCGGAAACCGTTGAAGGCGCAGACGTTATCACGTTCTACTTCAACGACGACATGCAGCACCTGCAGTTCATGCTCGCACCCCCGAACCCGGTGCTGCCCATGACGGTCTTCAACTTCCCCAGGGTGTGGCCAGAGTTCGGCCCCTCGGACTGGTGCGTCGGTGTGCTGGGCTGGCTCAACGAGGCCCGCAACGAGCTCACCGACGCGTTGGCGTCGCTGGTGTTGCCGCCCGACCCGTTCGACCTTTCCCTGTGGGAGAACGAGGTTTTGACCGCGCTGGAACCCCAGAACTGGCAAGCGCACTGGCTCGTCCCCTCGTTTTTGAACAGCACATCGTTGTGGACGCTGCTAGCGAGCCGCATGAACACGGTCGACAGCGTGATCGCCGACGCGCTCGAAGACGGCCAACTATGCCTGACGTACCGCCGCTACTTCACCGGCGAAGGAGAAGCGGCCCCGGCCGGGTTGTGGTTCTCCGACATCGCCAACGGGGCGATCGTTTTCGAGGTCACCGACCGCTCCGGGTTCACACTGCCAGGCGGAACGTTCTTCACAACAGCCGGTTTCGGTGTCGTCACCGGCGCGGCCCGCTCAGTGATCCAATGGACCGACGGGTTCGTCGAGGACCTCCTGACCACCGTCACCGACAGCGAATCGCTGTACGCCGACGAGTACTGGCAGACCGACTTCCTCGGCACGTTCGCATCCGCGCCGGGCATCTGCATCCGCGACAGCCATTGGAACGACCTGCAATCCAGGGTGACATGGTCCCCGGACACCGCCATATCCGTTGTGGTCGGCGGGGACAACCCGACGCTGGATGCGATAGCGAAACTGCTGATCGAATCCATCGGCAACCTACTCGGCTACTTCCTGCTCGGCGGTTTCGACTCGGCGGGCACCATCGCCGCCGACGTGATCATGCCGTTCCTGGTCGGCACGATCGGCGCCTGGGACCGGTGGACCAACACCGGCCGACAAAACCAGCTCGGCTGGATGAAGCTATGGGAAGTCTTCCAGCAGGGAGCCGAAAACAACGCGTGGGCACTGGCCGCCCTGGCGGCGCTGCGCGGCGGCTTCCTGGCCACCCGCTCGGAAACATCTCACACCATGGTGATCGGCCAAAACGCTTGGCCCATACCAGGATTGCACTACTCGATCGGCGACAGGATCATGTCGACCGCCGGGGTCATCGCCCGCATGGGCATCGACATTCTGTTCATCAACCAGGTCGAGGAAATGACGTTGCAGGGCGCCGCGGACGGGGCGTTCCAGTTCTTCAACAAAGTCGGCCAAAGCAAAGCCGGCATGACCACCGGTGAACGCGCCGCCCGACTGATGAAAAAAGCGATGGACACGATGCAGAACATCGGAGTTCACCTTGTCTCGTAAGGGGTTTAGAGATGATAGCTAGCCCACAAGCCGGCGTGGTGGTGCTGTCTAGAGGGTCGAACTGGAACCCGCCGTCGATCCTGCCGCAGGTGGGGGACGTGTGGCCGACCGGCGCTGAAACCTACTGCGTGTTCTACGACAGCGCCGGCGACGTCCTGGCCAACGTGACAGGCATCGTGTTGCCGGGATCGATCGACTACTCGGTGCCCAACGCGCAGCTCGACTCCGTGCCTGCGGGCGCCGGGTTTGAGATGTTCGTCGTCACCACCGACGGCACACCGCACAAGATCCGCTACGGCACCGTGTTTCGACACGAAGTCAGGTTCAGCAATACCGTAGCCCCCGCGGTGGGGCCGCTGACGTTCTCCGACACGTTGCAGCGCACCGCGCTGGGAAACAGCTGGGTGCCCGTCCTGGGCGGTCCCCAACTGTTCGCCAACGGCCCCAACGAGCCCGCGTTCAGCGCGGCCGGAAACGGCGGGGCGTCGCTGTCGACTTCACCCATCCCGATCACCCATGTCATCGGCGCCAACGATGACGTGCTGCTCGTTGCTGTCGAGCTCTACACCACGGGTGTGGCCGGTGTCAGCGTCACCGTGGGCGGCACGCCGCTGCACCCGGTCGGGGCGATGCAGTACTTCAACAGCGGCTACGACATCTTCAACTCGCCACCCGAATACGCCTACGATCTCTACGTTTTCGGTCTGATCGCGACACCGGACAATCCGTTGCCGACCGGCTCGCAGACGATCGAGGTTGCCTTCAGTAACTGCTCGATCATCACGGCGAACTCCTGCAGTTACACCGCTGTCACCGAATTCGGATCCCCCTTGTACGCCTCCGGGGGCGGCACGACAGCCGCGCACACGGTTAACGGGACACCGGGCGAAACACTTTTCCAGGTGTTCGGGAACGCCTCCAACGGGGGCAACTTCAGCGGCTACAACCAGAACTTGCGGTCCAACCAAAACTATCTAGCGAACAGCAACTGGGCGTTGCTGCTTGGCGATGCCCCGGTCGGTGTCGCCGGAGCGGTGAACTTCAGCGCCGCGATATCGACGAGCGACTGGTGGGGATCGGTCGTTATCCCCCTGATCGGGCTGCCGCTCACCTATGGTGCCGGCGCACCGAACGTCGGTAGCGGGTCCAGCGACGCGGCGATGCGCTGGCTGCAGCCCCTCAACACCGACAACGTCCAAGCCACCGTGAACCTGCTCAACGCCGGCCATGGCACCACCGGTGTCATCCTGTGCTCCGACATCAACATGACCTCCGGGCTTGTCGCGCAATTCGATTCGACCAACAACCAAATCTATGCGGGCACACTCAACGGCAACCCCGGGGCGGTCACCAACCAAGGGACGCCGGTCTCGAACACGGTGGCGTTGCTCCCCGACTCCTATACCGTCACCTACAACAACAACACCGGGCTGCTGGCCATCTACAAAGGCGCCTCGACGACGCCGATCTTCGCGTGGCCCGACGTCGGCCAGATCGTTCCGCATGGCCCCGGGCACCGCTACGTCGGCTTGAACTGGCTCAACCCGGCGGCGAGCAACGGCACACAGGTCACCGGCTGGGCCGCGCAGGACACCGCGTCGTGAGCGACCGCGACCAGCAGATCCGCGCGCTGGGGAAAGCGTTAGCGACGATGCTGCCGCAAGCCACCCCCGTCAGTGCGGTATGGGCGGCGAAACTCTACGACGAACACCACGTCCGGGTCGAAACACCCGCCTCCCCAGGCGAACGCGCACCCGAGCGGCATGTCGACCGACGCGAGTTCGCGTGGGCAGCGTTGCGGGCCAAGGACCCGGCCCTGGCCGACCGGATCGAGTCGTGCACACCCGACGAGCGGGCCGCGTTGGCCGCCGAGCTGAAAGGCCGCATCCCACCGGAGGTTTGGGAAGTGATCGCCAAGCACATCGAGGCTTACGGTGACGCTGCCCAATAACATTGCGCCGTCGCCGCTGCCGCTGTTCCCGGTCACCGGTGTCCCCAGCGGTATCCCCGGCGGGAACACGATCGCGGACCTGGCCGGCCGCACCCAGGAGGCCATTCAGGCGATCCTGGCGGCCGAAGTGCAGGCATCGACCAACTGGAACGCGGCGACCGCCGCCGTGTGGGGCACACTGCGCCGCGGGATCTCGCTGCTACAGGCGGCCTTTGAGGCATTCCTGCAGCAGATCACCGGAAGTGACGCCACCTACGAATCCCTGGAAGCGGTGCTCGCGGCGGCGAACAGCTTTTTCAGTGGGCAGTGGACCGCGCTCAGCAACTTGGGGACCGCGATCGCTCAGTTCGTCGAGAACGCCGGCGCGGACACCCTCGCGGCGCTCGGCACCGCTGTAGCGAACCTGATCACCGGCTACGCCAACCTGCTGACCGCCCTGTACGGCGCGGAGAGCATCGCGAGTCAGATTTTGGTGTCGGCGATCCCAACAGGCATCCCCACCCCGTACATCCAAGGGGTGTTCGGGCCCAACGATTTGGCCTCGACGCTGCAGGCTTTCGCGAAGAGCTTGCAGACGGGCTTGAACCAGGCCGGGGGTGATGCCGAGGCAAGCTTGGCGGTCATCACTAACCAGCTGGGTCAGCTCGTGGCGTATCTGGGTTGGAGTCCGACGAGTTCGGCGCCGGCGCCCAGTTCGGTGGCGGGTATCGCGGCCGGGGTGGCTGCGTCGGTGGCTCAGCGGGCGATCAGCAATCCCAGCTTCATGGGGTTGGATCCGTCTGCGGCGGTGACGATCCCGCTGGCCTCGGTTCCGACGGCGACCGGTGGGGGGCCGACGACGATTCCGGTCACCGCGAGTGCTATCGCGATCGGGCACATCGGCATCCCGGATGCGGGGATCAAGGAATCGATCATGTGGATCGGCTCCTACACCGGCACCCTGACGGGGCTGTATCTCAACCTGTACAAGGTCAACACCGCGACCGGCGCCGACGAGCTGATCTACACCTCACCGAACTATCTGCCGTTCGTCTCCGCGGAGATGTCGTGGAACTACTTCAATCTCCCCGACGCCGACGATCTCGACGCCGCCCAGGGCGACTGGTATGGCGTCGAGCTGCAGCCTGTGGGGTCGGGCACCTACAACTTGGTGGGGGTGAGTCATTGGCAGGGCGACTTGCCGCACCCGACGGCCTTTCCGAAGTCGATCGGCGCCACCCGGGGGGCTGGTGCGCCGGCTTCGATTCCTGATCCGACACCGTCGACGAACATCCCGTTTTTCGCGTTGTGCGGCAGCGCGGGTGTGTCCGAGCATCCACCGGAGACCACCGAATTCGCGGCGTCGGCCGTCTATGAGGTGCCGGAGTGGATGGTCAAGGGCGACCAATTCGACATCGTGGGCCTGGGGGACGGCGGCGGCGCTGCCGGCGGTGAGCTGACCACCGAAGGCAACGGCGGCGGCCCCGGCGGCTGGGTGACCGCCACGCTCACCTACGGGGTTGATATTCCGCTGTCGACAACGGAGTTCACGATCACCATCGGCCCGGGCGGTGCAGCGGGCGGCAGCGGCGGCGGCTCGGGTGGTGATGGCGCGGGAACGGCGATCGAGATTCCCGGTTACGGCACCCTGTCAGCCGCCGCGGGTGTGGGGGGTGTGGGTCAGAATGTGGGCGCGTGGGGCGGCGGCTCGCCAGGCACTCACGTTTTCAACGATGTCCCCTACGTCGGGGGCGCTGCGCAGGGCGCGCAAGCAGCCGGCGGTAACGCGCCGGGCGGTGGCGGCGGCGGCGGCGAGTCGGCCGGCTGGCACGGCCCCTCAACCCCGGGTGGACCTGGGGCCCCGGGTGGGGCGTGGATCACCGCGTACCGGTCATCGACGGTGGCGCTGTCGGGGTCGGTGATTCGTCCGACGGTGCCGACTGCGGTGGCCGCGGCGCTGGTCCCGGTGTTGCGGTTCAAAGCCGTCCCGCCGGCGGCCGTGGCTGGCGCCGCGTCGGTAGGTGCGCCGGTCCTGCGGATCAAGCTGCCCGTCGCCGTGGCGGTGGCCGCCGCGGCCGCGGCGGTCCCGGTGCTGCGTTCCAAGCTGGCCGCGCCCAAGGCGCTGGCCGGCGCCACTGCGACAGCTCCGACCCTGAAGAACCGACTGCCTGTGGTGAAGGGCGCCGCGGCCGCGTACGCCGCAGCACCCAGTTTGCGGCACAAGGCAGCCCCACCGAAAGCGACCGCCGCGGCGTCCACGTCGACCCCCACCGTGCGGGAACGTCTGGCGCTGTCGGTCGTCGCGCACGCCGCAGCGTCCACGCCCACGCCCACGATCACAACCAGGGCCAACAGCCCCACCTTCGACACGGCCAGCAGCGGAAGCGTCAACACCTCCTACGACGACAGCGGACTGTTCTCCACCTCCTGGGATCAGAACATCAGCGGCGATGAGCTGTTCGTCGCCATGGCGTACAGCATCATCAGCTTCGCCGACGGGGAACCGACCCGGACGGTCACATGCGGCAGCTCACCCATGACGTCGCTGGGCGTCATGGGATTGCAAAGCGCCGACATCAGCGACGGCAACGGTGAATTCATCGAACTGTTCGCGTTGGCCGACCCACCCACCGGCACCCAAACCATCGAGGCCACGCTGGACTTCACCGAACTGGCCTTCGCGTCACCGAGTTTCGTGGGCGGCGTGTCCGCGTCCTACTTCAACGTGTCCAGCGTCGGCAGTCCCGCCACCGCACAAGTCACCAACAGCCCGTGGCCGGATTCGACCCTGTCAGTGTCCTCGGCCACCGGCCACCTGGTCATAGAAGTGGTCATGTTCGGCGCGGGCGGCGGCGTGTCATTGGCGTCCTACAACAAGAACAACCGCGCCAACTCTGGATCCTCGGGCTACGGCTGGCTAATCGGTGACGCCGCGGGCGCCTCCACCGTCAACTTCGACGCCGCATTCTCACCCAACTCGGTGTACTCGGTCGCGCTCGGCGTCGACCTGACCCCCTAACGGCAATGTCACACCACCACGACATCGCTTCCCCCCGAAAGGAAACCAAGTGACAGTCTCGGCGCACGTCTACGGGCAATTCCTCAACGCCCTCGCGACGAAAACGATCAACCTCAGCAGCGACACCCTCAAGGTCATGCTCGTCACGTCGGCCTACACCCCTAACCAGGGCTCCGACCAATACGCCTCCACACCACAAGCACACGAGGCCACCGGCACCGGCTACACCTCCGGCGGCGTCGCACTGAGCTCAGTGTCACTCAGCGACAGCGGCGACACGTTCTCCCTCAGCGCCGCCAACACCTCGTGGGCGAACATCTCGACCACCGCCCGCTACGCCGTCGTCTACGACTCCGCGCCAGGCTCATTCGCCACCGACCCACTGATCTGCTACATCGACTTCGGGGCCGACCAATCACCATCCGGCGTCACATTCGAAATCGACTGGTCAGCCGGCGTCGTCGTGCAAATCACCGCGTCCTAGCCCGAGAGGCAACTGCTCATGGCCACGTGGGTTTTGATCCCCAAGCAACCCAACCCATTCACCGGGTTCGCCAACCCTATCCTCGGCTGGCAGTTCGCGGGCGCCACCGCCCTGGACGCCTTCACCGGCTGCAACACCATCTTCGCCGCCGGCTGGGTTACCACCATGGGACCGCTCGCCACAAGCTCCCCGTCCCTGCCGATCTGGCAACTCCTCATCAGCAAAGGGAAGGTGCAGGTCGTCGCCAACGACACCGACTACTTCGTGTTCGACGGCCAAAACGTCTGGACTATCCCCCTGGCCACCGTGACCGCCGACTACACCGTCGTCGAGCAACTCACCTGGGACGCCACCACCACCGCGCCGACAGCCACCGCCGAACCGGGCCAGTCCATGCAAGTGGTGTTCCCCGAACCCGCCTCCACCGACGGGCCATTCACCTACACCTACACGCTGGCCGACCACACGGCGAATACCACCGCGGCGCCGGTCGCGTTCACCCCCACCATCACCGACGGCAATGGCGCCGAAATCATCAACGGGCTGACGGCCGGGCACGAGTACAGCGCAACCGTCGCCGTCGCCGATAACTACGGCCAGACCGCGACGTCGCTCGCGTCCAACACGGTAACGGCCACCACATGAGCGACTTGGACTGAAAGGGCGAACCCCCATGTTTGTCAAAGATCCCACCGCGGTGCTGGATTACACGTTCGACTGGACCGCGCCGCTGCTGATCCCGAACACCAACGGTGTGTCGGATGCGATCACCGCATCGACGTGGACGGTCAGCGGCAGCGGCCTGACGATTCCCGATTCCCCGGCCGCGAGTTTCACCGGCACCCTGGCTGTCGTGTGGCTGGCCGCCGGCGACGACGGCGAGCGCTACGAACTCGCCAACCACATCACCACCGCAGGCGGACGCCAGGACTCGCGTGTCGTCACCATCGCGATCATGGTCGGCGCCGGCAGCGCCAACCGGATCTACGTCGTGCAATGACCCGCGTCTTGGAGCTGTTCAACCGCTGGTTCTCCTCGACAGCAGGGGTGTACCAGACGTTGGTGCTCACCGCGGCGATCGTGGTGTGGGAGCGGCTTAACCCCAGCGCCGACCCTAACGGGTTCTGGCTGCTGTACGCGCTCACCGTCTATTCCGGTGTGACGCAAAACATTTTGGCCTACGGGAACCGCAGGACATCGGACCGTACCGACGCGATCCTCGACCTGCTCGTGCACATGATCAGCGACGAATCGATCGTCGACCGCCGCACCTACGACCTTCTGGAAAGGGGTCTCAATGAGTTACGCACCCGATGATGTTGCCCGCGCGATCATCGCTGAAGGGCAGCGGGCCCGCACCGACGGCCCACCCGAATGCCAGCACCCCGTGATCAGCCCGCGCGGCATTCAGATCGCTTTGGCGACAGCGATAGTCGAATCCGGTGACCGGGTGCTGGCCAACCCCGACGACCCGGCATCCGAAGCGTTGCCCAACGACGGCGACGGCTACGACCACGCCTCGGAGGGCGAGTTTCAGCAGCAGCCGCCGTGGTGGGGAACCGTCGCCGAGCGCATGGACCCGAGCCTGTCGGCGGCCATGTTCTATCACGCGTTGGCGCGCCTGAATTACGACGACCCGAACACGTCGCCGGGCAATTGCGCCTACCAGGTGCAGAACTGCGCGCCCGAGTTCGCCGGCCGCTACGACCAGCACTTCCAGGAGGCGGTCGACCAGTACAACCGCCTCACCAACGAGCCCGCACCCGCACCGGCGCCGGTGTCGGACGCGCCGGTGTTCAACGAGGTCGACGACACCCAGAACAACAACAACGACCAGCCGCGAGATGGGCAAGCCCCAAGGCTTTTCGTCCTGCACACCGAGGAAGGGGCCATGCTCGGCGAGGGTCTCGAACGGTGGATGGCCGCCAACGAGGTCAGCTACCACTGGATCGTGGACAACGACGGTGTCGTGGTCGACATGGAGACCGACGACGTCGCGAGCTGGTCGGTGCTCGACGCCAACGACTACTGCCTGAACCTGGTGTTCGCCGGGTCGACGGTGAACTGGTCGCGCCAGGACTGGTTGGACAACATGGGCAACGGCATCAAGATCGGCGCGTGGATCGCGGTGCGCGAGTGTAAGAAGTTCGCCATCCCCACCCAGATCCTCGTCGGCACGGACTACGCCAAGCTGCCCTACACCAACGGGATCACGGACCACAACGGCATCACGGTGGGGCTGCACATCGGCACGCACACCGATGTCGGCCCGAACTTCCCGTGGGACGTGTTCAACAGCTACGTGCAGGAATTCGCCGGCGCGCCGGCGCTGCCGCCGCAGCCCGGGCCCGCGCCCGCACCACCCGCACCCGCTGCACTGCGCGCGTACATCGTCCAGGCGGGCGACACCCTCAGCGGGATCGCCGCCCAGTTCAACCTCAGCCAGGACGCGCTGCAGGCGGCGAACCCGACGATCACCGACCCCAACCTGATCTACGCGGGCCAAACGCTCGTGATCCCCACCAACTGAAAGGCAAGACCATGAGTGACCCCAACGTCAACGCCAGCGCCGAGTCGGTGGCCGACAAGCTCGACGGCGTCATCGACGGGCAGCCGCTGCCCTACGACGAGGTCGACATGCTGGCGCAGGCCGAGAAGTTCTCCCTCAGCGGCACCGTGCCAGGAGTGACACCGGTCGCCTACCCCGAGGGCGAGAACAAGTCGTCGTCGTTCATCGACCACGTCAACACCCTGACGAAGGAATTCGCCCGCACCTACAAGGATCCCGCCGACGGCAAGGTCTACGACCCGTGGGACGCCATCATGGACACCCACGACATCATCGAGGCGCTCGCCGCTCAGGTGAGCGCGCTGACCGCTCAGCTGGCCGCGCTGCAGCCGAAGGTGTCGTAGTGGGCTGGAAGGAAGTCGCGGACAAGCTCGACGGGGTCGCCACCGTCAAGCACGCGGTCCTCACGGTCAACGGCACCTGGGGTTCTGGCCAGGACCAGTACCCCAGCCAGGTCGTGGCCGGGCTGGCGCAGTTCATCAACCCCGACCTGTGCTACGAGGTCCCGGTCGTGTATCCGGGCAGCTTCGGGTTCGTCGGCGGCGCGCCCACCTCGGACTCCTACCAGCAGTCCGTGCAGGCCGCGATCAACGCGATCATCGGCTGGCTGCAAGCCAACCCGCTGCAAACGTTCGCGCTGATCGGCTACAGCCAAGGCGCGGAGGTGGTTTCGCGCATCGCGATGGCGCTCATGGGTCAGATCGACCTCGGTGTCGACCTCACCCCCTACGCCGTCAATTGGATCGGCGGCATCACGTTCGGGAACCCGTGCCGCGGTGTGAACTTCGTGGCACCCGGTGTCGCGAACCCCGGCAACTACCGCGGTATCTCCTCGATCAACATGACGCAGCTCCCGACCATCAACGGCGAAATCGTGTGGGCCGACTACGTGCACAGCCCCGCCAACGGCGACGCCGGCCTGGACATGTACGGCAGCGTCCTTGTCGGGCAGGTCGGCACCATCATGACCGACGTGTACACCGCGGCCACCGCGCTGCAGTTGAACAGCCCGTCGGAGTTCGGCCAGGACATGGTCACAGACCTGATGCAACTGGTGGAGGACTCGGGCATCATCAAGGGCTTCGCGGGCGGCATCCCCGGCTTGCTGGGCATGGGTGTGACCGCGCTGGAAGCGTTCCTGGTCGGACTGGTGACCGGGCCCAAGGCCAACGCCACCGGGGTGTCCGCTGACGCGCAGGCCGCGTTGGCGGGGATGGCGTTCCTGGCCGCGCCGGGCGGCCCCACCGCGCCGCACATCAGCTACGGCGGCGAAATCCCCGGCTATTCCAACCTCGTATCCAAGGCGGTCGGTTTCCTCTATCAGATCGCCACCCTCACCCCGGCCCGCGCGGCCGCATAACGGAAGGATTCGCAATGTCGTTCAGCCTCAACAAGTTCCTCATCGACGTAACCGAGCGGGCGGTCAGCACCGGCTGGCAATTCATGGCCGGCGCGGCCACCGGCGCCGCGCTGTTCCCGGCGCATCCGTTGCCGGCGGGCGCGGCCGCGGCGGTGGTGTTCAGCGTCTTCAAAACGGTGCTGTACGGCGGCAATATGCCGCTGCTGGTCAAAGCTGCGGCGCAGACCGCCGAGGACGTGATCACCGACCCGGCCGCGCAGCCGCTGATCGCGGCAGCCGAAGCCAAGGTTCCCCAGCTGCAACCGGTTCTCGCAGCGGTGGCGCAAGCCGCGCAGCCCACACCCGCCGCGCCGCCGGCAGCGCCGCCGGCAGCGCCGGCTGTGACCGCTCCGGGCTCGTAATGCTGTCGCCGTTCGTTGACGACCTCACCGAACGGGCCGCCAAATCGCTTGTGGCCGCGTGGCCGACGATGCTGTTCACCGACTGGGTGGCCAGCGACTACACGTCGGTCCCGTGGCTGCACGCGACCGTCGCCGCGACCGGTGTCACCTTGATCTCGGTCGGCATGTCGCTGATCTCACGGCATTACGGCACCCGCGGCACCGCGTCGATGATCCCCAACGTCAGGTATGACCGGTGACGGTCTGGAATTTCCTGAGCATCTTGCTCGGAGCGGCGGGCCTGGTGTTCGGGTTCCTCGGCACCGTGCTCAACCGACGGTCGCACCGGGAAACCCTTGAGGTGGAACGGTTCAAAGCGATCACCGCGGCGCACGAGGGTCGAATCGACGACTTGGAGCGGGAAGTGGGCGACCTCAAAGCCGACCTCAACCTTGAACGCGGCCAGCACACCGAAACCCAAGGCATGCTGCGGATCGCGTTGCGGCACATCCGGGCGCTGGTGGTGTGGGGCGCTGGGCCGCGCACCACGCCGATGCCCGAACCGCCCCCCGAGCTGCTTGAGCAGCTATGAGCAAGTTCTCGGAGCGTCTCAACTCGTTGCGGGCCGCGGTGCTCGGCGCCAACGACGGCATCGTCTCGGTGGCCGCGCTGCTGGTCGGTGTGGCCGCGGCCAAGCCGGGTGCGCTGTTGGTGGCGGCGCTGGCCGCGGTGCTGGCCGGTGCGTCGTCGATGGCGCTCGGCGAGTACGTGTCGGTGCGCGCCCAGGTCGACGCGGAACTCGCCGGAGGCACCGCGGCGACGGTCAGCGCGCCGCGCGCCGCCCTGTCCTCGGCCGTGTCGTTCGTATCCGGGGCCGCGCTGCCCACCGCCGCGATCCTGTGCAGCCCGATCAGCCTGCGGGTGCCCGTCACAGTGTCTGCGGTGTTGGTGGCGTTGGCGCTGTCGGGGTGGATCGGCGCCCGCGTGGCCGACGTCGCGCCGGCGCGCCCGATCACCCGGGTGGTGTGCGGCGGCGCGCTGGCGTTGACCATCACCTACAGTGCGGGCTGGCTGATCGCATGAGACCAGCCGACCGGGAATGGCTTGCGCTGGTGGCGCGGATCGTCACCTACGAGGCCACCGCACCCCACGGCGAGCTGCTGTCCGAAGGCGTGGACCGCTACCGGGCCAAGCATCGCTGGCTAGTGACCGCGGTGATCGTGGCGACCGCGCTGCACCTGCTGCGCTGGGCGCCCCCACGGCTGGACCTGTACCGGCAGCTCGGCGTGATCACGCGGGCCGCTGCGGGAGCGCGGTGATGGACGATGGATTACGGTCTGCTGCCACCAGAGATCAACTCGGCGCGGATCTGCACCGGGGCGGGATCGTCTCCGCTGCTGGCGTCGGCGACATCCTGGGATGCGATCGCGTCGGAGCTGACGACTGCGGCCCTGTCGTGGTGCTCTATAACGGCCGACGTCTGTGCCATATGGACTGGTCGCGCATCTATCGCGATGTTGACTGCCTCGGCGGCGCAGGTTTCCTGGCTGAACTCAACCGCGGCCCTTGCGCAGAGGACAGCTAGCCAAGCGCGCGCGGCAGCAGCCGCTTTCGAGACGGCCCGCGCCGCGTGCGTGCCGCCTGAGGTGGTCGCTGCGAACCGAGTGCTCCTCGCGCAGCTCGCCGCGACGGACGTGCTCGGCCAGAACATCCCCGCCATCGCCGCCACCGAAGCCGACTACGCCGCGATGTGGGCGCAAGACGCGGCCGCCATGTACACCTACGCCGCTAATTCGGCCGTAGCCACGCAGCTAACCACGTTCAGGCCCCCCCCGCAGCTCGCCTCTTTGGCAGCTAACCCGATCGGCTGGTTCAACGGACTGCTGGACGGCTCCAACCCGTACTCCGGGGCGTTCCTGGGCACCTGGAACGCCGTCGCCAGCTCCATCGGGCCAACCGCGAGCCCCGCCAGCATCATGTCGCTGTTCACCGCGTTCTGGGCTGGGGCCACCGCGGCCACCGTCCTCGAAGGGGGCGCCAACGCCACCGCCACCGCTCCAACCTTGCCGCCCGAGTTCTATCCGCTACCCACAGTGTCGGCGACCGCCGGGGGCGCGACATCATCGGGTGGCCTGTCGGTGCCCCCCTCGTGGTGGGCGGCTGGGCGCCCGACGGCGCCGAACATCGCGGTGAACCCCGCAGCCGTCTCGGCGCCCGACGACGTTCCCGGCCTCATATCGCCCCCCGTCGCGATGCCTTCGCTCCGCAGCGAGCTGACGGCTGAGCGGCCATCGGACAAATGGAAGTACCTGAACCGGCCGCGGATGCTGCCCACCCAAACACACTGACCGCCTGACGCAACGCGCCCCGGCTGATCTCGAACTGCTCCCGAGATCAGCCGGGGCGCCTTTTGCATTGGCCGAGAATGTCAGACCGCCGGCGGATACTCGCCGAACGTCCCACGCGGATCACCCAGCAACGACCACTCGTGCTGCTCGTCGGCCCGCACCCGCAACCCCTCAAAGCGGGCAGCGGCCGCCGCACGCGCCGCAGCGCGTTCGACCCTGGAACGCGCGACCAAGCCTCCCGCCCAGTGGGCGAACCACATGCTGATCGGCATGGCGATGAACGCGATCAAAACGCCCAGGTAGTGCATCGGGCTACCTCCCTTAGCTGTGCTGCGGGCAGTAGGCGGTAGTGGCAGCGTCCACGAACGACCGGGCGAGGGACGGCGTCAGGTATGGGTTCTGCACTCGGATTTCCTCGGCGATTGTTTCTGACAATTGGCCCTCGCCTGAGAGTGCGCAGACGTTGTGTCCCATCCTGATTGCAGCGTCAGGCCCCTGCGTAGAGACGATACCGTAGTCGCGGAGCATGACGAGGAAGACGGAATCGGCGCCCGGCGAGGAAAATACCGGGGAAGGCGTGGGGGGCATCGCCGGAGGGGGCGTGACTTCATGCTCAGCCGGCGGTCCGATCGATAGCGAAACTGCGGATGGCGGGGCGCCCGACGCGGCCGGCGCTGCCGACGGTATCGCCGACCGTTCGTCTTGGGCGGTTCCCGTGGTTTTGCGGCCGCCCGGCGTGGGTGCGGCGTTGGCCGACCTGGGCGTTTCCAAGGGTTCGGCGATCGGCCGCGGCGCGTGACGCCCGGCCGCGACGATCGTTCCCGCGACGGCGAGCGCGGTCATGAACACCAGGCCGGCCGACCGGAGCGCGGCGCGCCAGCGCGCGGGTAGCGGATCATCGGCCACGCCTGCGGCCGACCACGCCAGCTCCGGACCGGCTTTCGTCGCGGGCGGAATGAGCACGGTCTCGTCGGCGCACGGCCCCGCGGCGGACTTCTCCGTCTCAGCTTCGGACACGCGCTACTCCACCACCCAGAGGTGGTCTCGGCCTTTGACCTGCCGCTGCCGTACCTCGGTGGCGAGGCGGTAGGCCATCTGGTCGATCACGTCGTTGGTAACGTACATCTTCGCGGCCTGGCGCCCGATGCGCATTCGCTCAGCGACAAAGTCCAGGTGCTCGGACACTTCCTCCCGCATCGCTGCGAAGCCGCCATCGACGAGTTGCATGCCGTGCTTCTCGGCGAGGATCCGAACTAACAGGGACGTCCGTTCATCAAGCCAAGGCGATCGTCGCACCACAGCCGACAGGCTAACTGGCCGCACGGGTGGCGCGGAAGGGGTCCAGTCGCGCGATCGCTGCATGGCGCCTCGCGTCGGGGACCTTCGTATAGATCTGTGTGGTCGCGACGGACGCATGCCGCAACAGTTCCTGGACGGTGCGGATGTCGGCCCCGTCCTCAAGCAGCGTTGTGCCGATCCAGTGGCGCAGCGCGTGCGGGGTTCCGCGCGTGCCAGCTCGACGCATTGCATTCCCGATGATGTCAGAGACGCTCTTGCTTCGCACATGCTGGCCAGGACGCCGCGAATTCGCCGGAAACCACCACCCTCGCTGCGGCATCGTCAGCGCCGCGTCCACCAGAAGTGAATGGAGGGGCAGCCATTTTCTCGTTTGCCCTTTACCGAAAACCAAGATCTTCGGTGTTGAAATGTCGACGTCCTCGCCACGTACTCGTGCGATCTCGGATACTCGCAGCCCGGCCAGTGTCGCCAGCAGGATCATCACTCGCGTTCTGTGGTGCATATTCGTCGTCAACAACCTGAGCAGGTCGTCGTCGCTGACGGGTCTCGGGTAACGCTCTGGGTAGCGCGGAGGATGCAGCTTGATCATCGGGTTGTCAACGCGGTGGTCCATGATGATGAGCCATTTGAACCAAGCTCGGAGGTAGCTGTGGTAGGTGGCGGCGGTGGCTGGTGACCATTCCGTGTGCTGTCCAAGCCAGCGGACGATCTCGATTGGCTGCGCGGTTAACGGCGAACTCATGGTTTCTTCCGCGAACAGCGCGACGACTCTTATTCGTTCATCGATTGTTCGCTCTGACATCCGCGCCGCGTATTGCCATAGTTCCCACTCCTGTATTAATGGGTGCTGAGCTTGCTGCATAGCGAGCGATTCTCTTTCATTTGATGCGCTAACCGCTCTCGGTCGCGTCACGATCCCATACCAGTCATTTTCAAATTTAAGTATTTAGGCCGCTTTTTCCGAAACATTGTCGGCCGGAACCTCTCTTTTAATCCGCAGGTCCTAGGTTCGAGTCCTAGTGGGGGCACCGAAAGGCACCGAAAGGTTATCGAAAGCTGCTGTTACCTCGGGCGGCGCCCGACAGTGTTTCAGCCCAATCCGTGACACCTGGCCTTGCTGGCGCCCGAGGAGGCGCCGCGTGTCGGCGGGGCGGCACGATCGGCGGCAAGCCGCCCCGACCCGTCCAGGAACCAGCCCGCCTGCGGCATGGCCGTGGTTTAGCCGCCAAACGGCTTGGCTATGCTTCGCAAGATGACTGTCGATGCGGCCTCCCCGAACACCCCCGTAGCCCTGGTAACGATGGAAATCCGTCATCCAGCAACGGATTCCCTCAGCGAATCGTCGAGCGGAGAACTCAAACGCCTGCTCGCCGAACACCTGCCGATCGAACGCCAAGCGCAGGACCTGGCGTGGGCGATGGGCGCCGGCGGAAGTCCGACACCCGCTGCCGAGCGCTTCATCCGTTACGTCAACCGCGATAACACGCTTGCCGCCTCGATGAAGAACCAGGCGGTCGTCATCGAGACCACCTCCTACGCCAACTTCGAGGCGTTGCTCGACATCGTCATGCGGGTCATCGACGCTCGCTCGCAGGTCTCCTCGATCGTCGGAGTGGAACGCCTCGGTCTCCGGTACGTCCTCGAGGTCCGAGTCCCGGTGGGCGTGGATGGCCGTATCGAGTGGAGCAACTGGATCGCCGAGCCGCTGCTCGGGCCGCAGCGCATCGCGCCCGCCGGCCTGACCCTCACCGAGTGGCAGGGTGCCGCGGTCTACCGCGAAGCCCAACCGGGCAAATCGATGATCGTGCGCTATGGCCCGGGCGTGGGTCAGGCGCTCGACGCCAATTACCATCTACGCCGGACATTGCCGGCCCAACAAGGACCGTTCTTCCTTCTGGACATCGACAGCTTCTGGACTCCGACCGGGTCCATCCCCGAATACGACCGGGATGCGGTGCTGACGACTTTCCAGGACCTGTACCAGCCCGCTCGTACCGTGTTCGAGGAGATACTTACCAACCGCCTAAGGGATGACCTGCTCAGCCGGTAA